GGCTGACTTTCTAAGGCGTCCATAAACTGTAAATCTTCGGACTCCAAAGAATCAAGTGACAAGCCACCTTCTGGGATGTATTTTTCCTTCATATACTGATGGAACTTCAACAGCGAATCACCCTTCTGATGAATAGCACGATATTTGGAAACACACAACTGAATAAATTCGTCGTAGTTCATCGTCCTGCCACCCACCTTTGGATGTCCTTTTGCGAAATCCCATTCAATAAACTCCAAAGCGTCTACAACATACAATGAGGAAACGTCTCCTTCAATCTCAGGATATTTCGCTCTCACTTTCTCCATGTCTAATCTTCTCGACCATGGGTCTGTAGAATTGGTGCCATCAACACAAAACTCCAGCTTGGGCATCTGACAAACTGCGATATGGAACCGACGAATTACAGCTTCATTCGAAATAATAGAGTTAAAACTAAACTCGTTGCGGTTCGTAACAGCCATAACCACTTTAGGGTTTGCATAGTTTTTCTGCTTGTCAGTGATTCCAGCATAGTGCAAATGGTAAGGCGCCATATTCACCAACCGAATCAATTCAAATGCTTCGGTGTTGGTTGAACCAGCAACGTCCCTAATTTGACCAAATTCATCAAAAACAATAATCTGATGTGAAGGTTTTAAACCATCCCAGTACTCATTTTCAGGAGCACGGAAAAATATCAGATCGTTGTGATTCTTCAAGAAATTTTCTCTCGACTCTTTAGGTAGCACGCAAGCCGAGAGGGCCAATAACGAAGGCATAGCGAAAGTACTCTTTCCAACACCAGTGGGGCCAGCAACACAAATAGACAACGGTTCAATTCGAGGTCCATTGTTTGGATTTATAGTGGCTTCACAATATTCAACCTTAGGTCTCATTTGAGATAACAGGAACCTAGCTTGATCTCTGTAATACGGGTCAGTGCATTCTCGGAAATAATCTTCAACATCGCGATTCAAAGCATACATCGCAACTGCAAGTTCGGATTGAATAACGTTCTCTTTTCCAAGTTCATCTTTAATACATCTGAAACGATTCCAAAAACCATCAAGATGAGGATTTCCAGTTGGAACTGGAATACCTGTTCCAAGCCAATGATTCAAGTTCTCTATCAATGTCTGCAAAATTGTCATGAAAAAGGACCTCAGCGAACTAATAGATTCACTGTCTTTCTTAAAATTTCTCAACAACCTCATCATTCCAAGAACGTCACAATCGCCCAAATGCTTACCAATAGTGGATTTATACATAGCCATCAACACCATTGTATCCAAGGTAGATTCAGAAGAAAAGATGAATAGCTCACTAAAGAGCGCAAAAACCATCTTAACTTTTTCATCGACGACAGCATACAAAACACCAAACACAAATTTGAGCAAATCGTAAAAGAAAACAAAATGCTTTTGAGCGCTGGTCAACAATCGCCTTACATTCTCGACTATTGACGTCGTGAAATCGATATTCACATTCACACCAGCTGACATAATGTCTCTGAAGTTATTCAGCAAACTTTGTAAAAACGCTTTTGTATCTGCGTCCAAACCAGTTTCAAGAAGAGCTTCAGGTTCATATTCCAACCTTTTCTCAATTGAATTTCTTTTTCTTTGAGCCTTCACTAGAGTTTTCGATACCCATTGAATCTTTCGAGCTTGCTTGTCATGACCACCACCGCGCTTATGGGAAGACGCGCGCGGGGGAGTCACAACTTCAGCAGCTCGACTTTGAGCTCGTAAGTACATCAACAACAAATCAGTCTTTGGACCTGGATTCAGTTCAACACCAATCAAGAAACCCATATTGTTCTCTCTAAGGTATTGAACAAATTCAAATTCCTGCCTAACATCATTAGCAAACGCAGCAATTAGCAGGCCAGCCGTGTGGTAATCTTCAAGTTGCAATGGACGCCCACCAAAACCATTCCTTAAGTGAACTCCGTACTCTGTACCACGCAAGACCATATAATTCTCATAGTCCAACTGTATGTTTTCTCTAAGAAAATTTAAACCACGCTCAGACAAGAAACCCCATTCAAGTAGATATCTCACAGGCGGAATGGGCGGAATCGGGTCGAGAATGTTTTCATAATCATTGAAATTTTGAACCAAAAACTGTAAATGATCAATGACTCTTTCAGTCTGAAGATGTGCTGGCAATGACGCTGTTTCACGTAAAACAAGCAATATTGCTGGCAATCTTCCGTCAGGACCAGGATTAAGCTCAACACCAACTAAGTAACCTTGGTTGTTTGAGCGAACGCCAAAAATGTTAAGGGAAACTTCAACAACAATGTAAATCTTGGATAGATCTTGGGAACAGTTCAATAGGGCCAACATCGGAATAAGAGAGTCCCCAAAGACTTTAGATCTAAAATGTTGGATGAAATTGTCGTCACAATACTCTAAAGAGACAAATTTGCGCTTATACGAATCTTCAAATTCAAAACAGCGCAAAGATATATTAGTGTCATTAAATATTAAATAGAAAACAGAGCCTGATCTATACACGAACACAGGAAACAAGTTCCTGCGGTCGGCGCACATAAGTGCTAGACGCAATCTCTGAATATGATAACTGACAAAAGTCGGCACGTAGGCAGACTGAGGAAGGATGCTCGCGGTAACCCCTTCTCCAGCAGTATAACTGCTCTCAGTGGCACAAGTAATCGATTTCTTAATAGTCGTCATACTCATTATCATGTTTAAAACGCTACTTTCTGCACAATTCACCTCTCTCCTTAAAGAAATATTGCACGCAGTATCGTCAACCAATATGATATGATATCAAATTGTACGACTACCTCACCGTACGGTCAATTCGCACCAATCAAAAAGTTGACTTTTCAGTCAATTGTGATTAATGCTAAACCTGGCTACCTACGTAACTTTACTTCTCCTTGGAGCTAAAGCT